CGAAGGATGGCTTCATCGCATGTGGCATGAACGTGCATGGGCGTGACTGGCGCCGATTGTTTTTGGAAATGACCGACCTCGTTTCGAAACGTGCTCTATCTGAGCAGCTTTTCGGGGCCGGTGACTACCAGGACTTTGACGCCAGATTGCCCGCGAAGGTGTGGAAGTACGTGGACGATTTCACGGACTACCTATTGGGTAACGATGACGCATCAGTGCGCCACACACTCATCTGGCCAACCAAAAATTGTATCCAAATCATTGGGAACAAGTTGGTCAGCACCTACGGGTCGCTTGCATCAGGTGGTGTAGGTACATCATACTTTGGTTCAGTAATGAGTGGAGCGATGATAGCCTCTGGCATGTCAATCCTCATCATGAAGTACAACCTCGACCCAAAGATCTTTTTGCGTGTCTATTCTGACGACAACGCAGAGGTCGGACCGGAGAGGTTTCCGTACGATGAACTACAAGCAGTACTTGCACACTACTATGGTGTCAATCTGACTGATGCTGAGAAAACAGGGATACTCCGCGGTGTACCAATCGAGGAGGTGACCTTTCTCAGCAGAACTATTAGGAATGCAGGATACGACGCACCGTTGTCGATCAAACGCATTCATTCAATCATTGAGTTCACTTGTGATTTCAATCCCAAGACTATCCAAAACATGTTGAACAGCTTCTTTCTGGAGCTGACACACCATGGTCGGGAAGTCTTTGAGGAGCATCGGCGTATCCTCGCCGAACACTCGTGGACTCAGATAAGCCGGTACCGTTGTGTACCATGGGCGCAGGCTTTGCAAATGCGCCTAGAACAGCAAACACTGTTGGGTTAATGGCAATAACCGGTCTTCACGGACCACGCCCACCCAGACCAGGTGTAAAATGGTCTTGCTATGTTCAGAACGCTGACACAACAATTGGGGATTTACGAGGCTCGACTGATGCTACTGCCGATTCCGGAGTAACACAGGTCAAGTATAGTGAGGTGGCTCCACCGCTGGAGACCTCACTTCTTGGAGGAAATCAAGGACTGAATGGCATTGGTGCCAATTTTCATACTGACAAAATGCTGGAGCATGAATATGTTCTAGCACAAGGATCGTGGACTGCTGGTCAAGTGACCGGCACTGAGCTGACTGATTGTCACCTTCCAGTCGATCTGATGGCTGTGCACAACATTGCACGCATTTCAGATGGCTGGCAGCATTTTAGATACGACTCCGCTCGTGTCACAATCACCGTCAGCATGCCGCCGACACAATTTGGCCAACTTGCGCTCTTCATGGCGCCGGAGGGGGGATTCACGGATGAGACAAACGTTTTTCGTATGTCCTGCTACCCGCACACCCTCCCCTCGGCAGAACAAGGAGCACACAACACCATATCTACGCCATGGCTATTCAACATTCCTGTTGCAACAGTCGCGGCCCCGCCAACATTGGCACATTTTTCACTGCGTGTCCTTCACGCAATCACCTCAACCACTGGCGACACAACCGTTGGCGCCAAGTGGACAATGACAGCAGCATTCCAGGGGATGAAGCTCTACAACCAAGGATTTGCAACCTCTCTCTCACTTCCTGCACTCAAATTTGACCCGGACAAGGACTCAAGCGCAAAAGGCGCACTTGTACGGCAACGAAATGGGTGGCAGGCTCAGATGAGCGACAAGGTCAGCAAGACTTCAACGAGCAGCAGCCTCAGCAAAGCAGCAGACTATCTTGAGAAGGCCGGAAAGGAGGCTGGAGGGAAACTGGCAACACCAAACCAGAAAGCACCCCCAGCACCCGCAACCGGATGGCTCACGACAGCGGCGAATTGGATCAACAGCGCCGTGACTTCGGCTGGATCGTTTGCGCTCGGTGTGGCAAAAACAATTGAGTTCGGCTCGGCACTGCTTGGCATTATTGGCTTAGCAAAGCCGACAGTGCTTTCAGCACCAACCGCGACCATTGACCGCACCGGATGTGACTGGACCAACTTTGACACGGCAGTGTGGGCAACCATGCTCACGTGGGATTCCAAAGCCCACATGACCGACACACCGCATGTGTTTGGAGCGGCGCATGACGAGATGGCTTTCAAATTTCTCATTGGGACCCCAACAATTGTCGACATGTTTCGACTGGGAACTGGTGAGACACATGACATCCCGACTGTGCCCTACTACACAACTGACTATGGACAAGACCCCTACGGCGGCGAAGGTGACGCCTCAGCACTGTACTCATGGAGCTGTGGCGGCTACCTCTGGTACCATTGTTTGATGCACAGACGCTACCGCGGCTCGCTCAAATACATGGTCGTGATCAACTCTTCGGCCATGGGCAGCGCGCTACTTCGCGTTCGATACATTCCAAATGTGTCCGTGAGTGGCATGACTGCCTTTGCAGCAGGCGGCTACAACCTGGATGTAGTCACGCAACAATATCCCATCCTCGGTACAACGGTGGTCAAATTCACCATACCGTACGATGACAATGAAGTGTGGCGTGTACTCACTCCGGGCCTTGTGCTCAACTGGTATTCAAACCAGACAATCGCAGACGAACCGAACCCACAACCAGGAGTTGCGAACGGTGTGCTGCATTTCGATTGGGTGGAGCCGCCGGTCTTTCCGTCGCCCGTTACGGGGACGAAACCGGCCTTCACAGTCTATCTCTCTGCGGGAGAAGACTTCCAGTTTGGCGACTTCATGCCGATCAACCTTCCGACAAAT